TTAAAGCGGGTTATAAAACCTAATGGAATACCTAATTAAAACCTACACAAACGAAGGCGAAACGGTTTTAGATTTTACAATGGGTAGCGGCACAACTGGCGTTGCTTGCGTAAACCTAAACCGCAACTTCATCGGCATTGAGTTAGATGAAAATTATTTCAGCATTGCACAACAGCGGATTAATCAAGCTTTGATTGCGCGGATGGATGATGAGGCTGTGAAATGAACCTTAGCAGAATCGACATCATCGCAGCGTCAGGCAATACCGGTGAACACTACACATGGACAATCCAGGGCGCAGAATACCGCCTTGGGCCTCATGCGTATGCTTTGTATCTGAAAGGTAACGAGTGGCGAGAAAGTGCTACGCTGACTAATCAAGAGTTGCTGAGGATAGCGGCGGAGGAAGCGCAATGCTAAACCAACAAGCCACCACAATCTGCATAGCCCGCAGACTAGCGCAGCACTACAAAGAAAACCAACAAGCGGTTATCGTGCAGACTGCCGCAAGGTTACTGCCTGAATCTGACGAAGAGGCAAAGGACGCATTGATGCAGTTGATTGCAGCCAGCCCGGCACAGCGCCAGGAGATAGTCAGCCGGGTTGAGTGTGACATTCTGGTATGACGTTAACAAAGAGGTGAGATGATGAAAGTTAAACTATATTGCGATATAAATAACGGCGCGAACATGATTGACCCAGAATGGTTAATGTTCCACGCAAAGCCAACAAAAAAGATGGATGGTTATACGCGCTATCGAATAATAGTTGATTTGCCGGATAAGCATTTTACGCCAGACGCCAGCGTTGATGCGGATGCTGACATGATTGAAAAGGCGGTTGAGGTATGACCACTAAGCAAGAAGAGATGAGTTATGATTGGTTTGAATTAATAGATGGGGAATTGAGATGAAAGTAAAAGAGCTGAGGGATATTGGCGCGACAATTGGTAGGCAAGGTCTGGCTATTCACGCTATTGACCTGATAAACAATTGCGACGGAAGTTATAAGGGTGCAATTCAACTTTGCGGGCAACTTTCTGTGATTGCAAAGGCTTGTGGATTTGATGATTATTGGCTTGAGCAAGTTAGGCGCGGAGAGTCAAAAGCTGAACACTCATTAAGTCAGTTGGGTGTCGATAATGATTGACGAGAAATCAGTTTTTAGAGTTGGGAGATGGAAATGAGTGAAGTAATTATCAAAGTAAAAACAAACAAAATTGGTTCTGAAGTTGGGGCTGGAACAGGTTACACTCCGGATGAGTGGGAAGAGCTTGCCGATGATGACAAAAGAGATATAATCTCAGAGATTGTCTGGGAGCTTGTCTGGAAGCTTATCGAGTGCCGGGAGGTTGTGGAATGAGCCTCCATCGTAATATACGCCGCGACGCAGCAAAGCGCCCTATCCGACTTGATGAGTTAGGGCCAAATAGCAAAGAGGTGGCGAAGAGGATGATTAAAGAGGGCGAGCTGCTGCCGGTTGGTGGTGGGTATATACTTAACGAAGCCAAGAGGCCTGCATAAGCAGGCTTTTTTATTTTCTCTGCACAAGCTATACTCATCACATAGACAACACAGAGATAAAGGCTATGGCGGCGCCAAGAGGCAACAAATTCTGGGAGGTTAGGACAAAGCACGGCAGGGATAAAGCATTTTCTTCTGCAGAGGCTTTGTGGGAATCCTGCACCGAGTACTTCCAATGGGTAGAAGATAATCCGCTATGGGAGAACAAGGTTGCTCAGTTTCAGGGTGGCGTTGTTGATATGCCGGTTGCTAAGATGCGCGCCATGACTAAGGCAGGTTTGTGCTTCTTTCTTGGTGTTGACGAGAAGACCTTTAACCGGTATCGAGATGGTACAGACCAAGATTTTTGTCGTGTCGCATTAGAAGCTGAGCAAGTTATCTATCAGCAGAAATTCTCAGGCGCGGCTGCAGACCTTCTTAACGCGAACATCATCGCTCGCGACCTTGGATTAACCGATAAGCAGCAAACAGAACACTCCGGCTCTATCGACATCAACAAGATGTCAGACGAAGAGTTAGAGCGCAAGATTGCCGAACTGTCAAAATGACCCGCGAAGAAAAAATACAGCTCATCCAGCTTCTCGAGGAAAAGAAGCGGCGCGATGAAATGAACCAGCTCAAAACGCAATATGCCAGTCTATACGATTGGCAAAAGCGTTTCGTTGCAGCTACAGCTGATAACCGCTCTTGCATGCTTATGGCTGCGAATAGGGTCGGTAAAACGCGCACAGGATTAACGGTTGATGCGTATCACCTAACTGGTGATTATCCTGACGGATGGGAAGGCCACAGATTTACTCATGCACCAAGAATTTGGTTGCTTGGCTATTCAATGGAAAAGACCAGAGACCTTTTGCAGCTGCCGATGTTTGGTAGATTTGAAGGTGGTCAGTTTTTGGGCGGATTAATTCACAAAGACAAGATACTTGGCTATTACTCAGCGCAAGGCACGTCAGGAGCCATGAGGGAGCTTAGGGTTGCTCACAGGTCTGGCGGAGAGTCAATCGTCCAGTTTTGGTCTTATTCGCAGTCAAGCCACGCCCTGATGGGCGACTCTGTAGACTGGTATCACATCGATGAAGAGCCGCGTGACAAGTCTATTTACCCGCAGGTATTGACTCGGACAGCAACCGGCGACCAGGGTCGTGGCGGCAGGGGTATCTTAACGTTTACCCCAGAGAACGGGCGCACAGAGCTTGTCATTCAGTTCATGGACAATCCTGGAGTTGGTCAGTACATGCAGCGGGCAACATGGGATGATGCACTGCACTTGACTGAAGACACCAAAGAGCAGCTGCTTGCAAGTTTCCCCGAGTGGCAACGTGATATGCGGACAAAGGGCTTGCCTCTGCTTGGATCCGGTTTGATATTCGATGTCAAAATCCCCATGTGCCGCAGGTTCGAAAGACCGAAACATTTCCTTGTCATTAACGGCATGGACTTTGGCTGGGACCACCCGCAAGCACATTGCCAGTTATGGATTGATAACGATAAAGACATCATCTACATAGCAAACACATATCGAGCGCAGAAGCAGCAACCGTATGAGGTATGGCATCGTGTTAAATCGTGGGCAGCAGAATACCCAACTGCATGGCCGCATGATGGCTTGCAAACAGAGAAAGGCTCAGGCAAGACGCAGAAGGCTTATTATGAAGAGGCCGGTTGGAACATGCTAAGCGCACACGCAGCGTGGCAGGATGGGTCCAACTCTGTCGAGCAAGGCTTGATGGAGATGTACGACAGATTTAAAACAGCCAAGCTGATTGTGATGGAAGGTAACGGAGAGCTGCTTGATGAGCTAATGCAGTATCACCGTGATGAGACTGGGAAGATTGTAAAGGTAGCTGATGACTTAATCAGTGCCGTGCGATACGCCTACATGCACAGAAGATACGCCGAATCAGAGTGGTCACTTAGCAATCAATATCACTATGAAGACGACTATGACCGGCGCGATGCGGGGAGTCTTGGTTACTAGCACTCGTTGCGCTATACTAACCAAAACTCCAAAGGGCTTGACAAATGCGCCAGTTACTATCTTACATCGACAACCCAAATATTGCTGAGGATATCAGCGAAGACAGACTAAAGAAAATCGGCGAGAAAGTCTGCGAGGATTACGGCAAAGACCGTGACTCAATGTCTGATTGGTCTAAAGCTGTTGACCGAGGCATGCGGATTGCCAAACCTGCTGATGCGCCTAAGTCTTTTCCGTGGGACGGTGCAAGCAACTACAAGTCCAGCCTGATTTATGAGGCTGTTATCAGCTTTGGCGACCGCGTTGCGAGTGAGATTCTTTCTGAGAAAGCATTAGTCAAAGGCTGCTTAACCGGTGTCGAGTCAGAAGAAAAGAACATGCGCATGACTCGCGTCGCTAAGTTTATGAACTGGCAATTCAACTATGAGATGAAAGAGTGGCGCGATGAGCAGGAGCAGGCATTATATGCATTAGCCGCTTGTGGCGCATTCTTCAAGAAAACATTCTTTGACCCGACCGAGGGCAAGAACGTCAGCTATCCAATCTTCTATCCTAATTTCGCTGTCAATCAGAATGAGAAATCGATGTCCGCAATGACTCGGTTCACTGAGTGCAAAAACTACACGGACAACGAGATTGAAGAGCGCATTCGTGCTGGCATTTGGATTGACCAAGATTACAAGCAGAAAGGCGACGACAAAGACAATGAAGATGGCGATGAGGCTGGAAAGCAGGAAATCACCGACAACTTCATTGAGCAATGCACATCGATTGACTTAGATGATGATGGATACGCAGAGCCGTACATTGTCACGGTACACAAGCAATCAGGCATGGTTGCGCGCATCGTTGCCCGCTTTGATAAGTCGTCCATCCTAGTTAAAGTTCAGGACGGTGTAGTTGCACCGCTCAATCAGATTGAGCCGCAGATTAAACAGCAGGCAGCGCAAGAGAAGCTGCAAGAAGTGCTGCAGATGCAGCCTGAAGACGCTGAAGCAATGACTGAAGACAAACTGATGTCTGAAGTTGATGACGCTATGTATAGTAAAATGCAGATTGTAAAAATCAAGCCAACCGGACTAATCACCAAGTACGGTTTTGTTGTTGCACCCGATGGCACATTCCTCAATTGGGGCTATTGCCATCTGTTAGCCTCGCAGTCAGAGCTTATCAACACAACCACAAACCAGCTGATTGATGCTGGCTCACTGGCTAACCTGCCATCTGGTTACAAGTCAAAAGAGTTCCGCCAAAACAAAACGCCTATGCGGATGAAACCTGGCGAAATCACACAAGTTGACGTATCTGCAGACAACTTAAGAAACGGCCTGCTGTTCAACCAATTCCGCGAGCCATCTGCCGGCCTGATGCAGCTCAACGAGATGACCAAAGCAGAAGCACGCAACATGACTGCTATCGTTAATCTTGAAGGTACGATTGCACCTAACGCTCCTGCAGCCACCACGCTTGGCATTCTGCAAGAGAAGATGATGCCAACCACTACGCTGATTGGTCGAGTGCTTCGTTCGATGTCTGAAGAATTCAGTAAAATGTTTGACCTGAACGCCAAGTACACTGACCCGCAGCTGTATCAGCAGGTTTTGGACGACCCACAAGCTGACTATCAGCAAGACTTCACCCGACAAGGCTATGACATTGAGCCGACCGCAGACGCAAGCAAATCAAGCCAGATGCAACAAATGCAGACGGCAACCGTACTGCTTGAGCTGCTGCCAATCTTCGACGCGCCAACACCTGCCAAGATTGCTATTGCTGAGCGCGTGTTGAATACCATTGGAGAAACTGAGCTATTGCCAAAACTACTGCAACAACCACAACAAGACCCGCAGATAATGGCTGTGGAGCAAGAGCGCTTACAGGTCGAGCAGATGAACATGCAGCTACAGCAGCAGAATAACGACCTGCTGACCAAGCAGCACGAAATCAAGATGGCAGAGCTTGAGATTAACAAGATGAAATTGCAGCTAGACCAGCAAGAGCTTCAGTGCAAACTGAAAGAAGGTAACGACAATCTGGCAGTGCAAGTTGCTAAGCTAGAGTCAGAAGCCGAGCGCAATCAAGCAGATGCAGGACTGAAGAATGCACAAGAGATTAAGACTTTGGCAGAGGCTGCGCAGATAGGTGCTCAGCCGGTGATGTAGAAAGGGGCTTGCGCCCCTTTTTTTATTGCGCCATTTTATTGACGCCAATTTT